GGGTTACGGAATGCTATTTCACCGGCCAGCAGCCGCAGACGCGGAAATAGTATCCGCTGTTCATGCTGCCGCTGATCGTGACCTTGCCGTCAGAGTCGAATGACAAGGCTCCATGCTGCTCGTTCACACCTTCCAGCAGTATCGCGCCTTCACCTTCCGGCAGGAAACCGGCAGCCATCGTCTCATTCACGATCAGGCCGTTGGAATTGATGTCGGATGTGAAGGACGTGTTGCCAAAAGCGAACGCCATCATGCCGACTTTGGCGAGATGTACCGTCATGCCGTATGGCCCATGCCAGATCTGCCGTTCAAGGGTTACGGAATCCCACAGCTGGCTCATCGGAGGCAACTGCTTGACAAGCATGACAGGAGTTCCGGCGGTGATGCCACTGATCGGAATGCGGGCGATCGGAATCCACACGGTACCGGAATTGTTCAGGATACTACCCGACGGAACCGTGGGATCAGCCGCCGTGCCACTGGTGGCGGTGCCCTTCAACACAGCGAGCGCGATCGTTTCGATGTTGTTCGAACCTCGCGTGTATTTCACGCAGATCAGGTCGTTGCGGTTCTGTCCCGTGACTCCGCTTTCGATCGTGACGGTCTCCGCCGCGGTGACGCGTGCGTATCGTCCTTCGATCACAAGGTTGAGGACCGGGATGAGCGCTTTGTTTGCTGACTGCATGGTCACGGCGGGGAATTTGCCGTCGCTGCCTTGCAGCAGGTAGTTGCCGTTTCCGACCAGTCCGGCCTGCATGGCTCCTTGGTCGCTGGATGTGATGTGCGGAGCGCCGGCCTTGCCGGTGATGAGATTCATGGTCATGGTCATTCCTTCCTATCTGTTGTGTTGTTGAGGTATGCGGCGTAGGCGGCGTCCTGCGTGGCTGCCAGCGCTTTGAACGTCTGCCAGCATGCGGTACAGACGAGCGCGCCCTGTGCGACTCCGTCGACGGTGGTGTGTGTGATGTCGTGCCAGTCGCTGGAGGTGCGTGGGTCACCGTCGGCGAGGTATGCGGAGGCGTGGCATCGGTCGCAGGTGTATCTGGTGATGTTCGTGGTTCGTGCCATTGATGTTCCTTTCTCTTTCAGGCTGTGCGCTGGTAGATGTGTCCTGGAAGGATGGTGTTGCATTCCTTCCAAGTGCCGCCGTAGGTGGTTCCCGGATTTGTTGTGGCGGTGGTCCAGTAGAGGGAGCCGACCGGGTGGGCGGCGATGAACGCCTGGCTTGCGCTCATGCCCGTCTCGCCCTTGTCGCCCTTCGGTCCGACGAGGCTTGTGTTGGAAACCGGTTTGAACGTCACGTTTTTCCCGGTGGCTGTGATCTGCGCGTACATCAGGTTCTTGCCGCCATTGGTCATGGCGAAGAAGTATTCGCCTACGACCGGGGCACGGTTGAAACTGAGTGCCCGCCAGTCAAAATCCGAGCATGCGGACGTCCAGTATCCGGATAGTATGCGTGTGATGATCAAGGCAGGCAACCCGGTCTCGCCGCGTTGGCCGGCCTCTCCTTTCGCTCCGGTGGCCCCGGTCGCGCCAGTGGCGCCGGCAGGGCCCTGCGGTCCTTGCACTCCCTGCTTGCCTTGCGGTCCGGTGTCGCCTTTGGGGCCTTTGACGTTGCCGAGCAGAATCTTCGTCATATGCGCTCCTTACTTTCCGTCATTGATCATGTAGTACAGGTCGCCCGTCGCCGGATCGTAGGAGACGGGAGCCGCCGACGCGGTGGTCGTATCCGCGTACACGGCGTACAGGTCTCCGTTCGGGTCGACCTGCAGTGTGAAGAATCCGGAAGTTGGCGCCGTCACGCCGCTGGCACCCTGCGGTCCTGTCGGTCCCTGTGGGCCCTGCAGTCCCTGCGCACCTTGTATTCCCTGCTTGCCTTGCGGCCCGGTGGGGCCTGTTGCTCCGGTAGGTCCGGCAGGGCCGGTGTCGCCTTTCGGACCTTGCGGGCCGGTAGGGCCTCCTTCTCCGGCGGGTCCGACATCGCCTTTATCACCCTTGTCACCTTTCAGCCCTTCAGGACCTTGCGGGCCGGTAGGGCCGGCAGCTCCAGTGGCTCCTTTAGGCCCGGTCTCGCCGGTATCGCCCTTCACGCCTTGTGGGCCGACGTCACCTTTTGGACCTTGCGGTCCGGCAGGGCCTTGCGTTCCGATGATGGATTGACGGGAAATCGTCTTTCCCGTGAATAGGCTGCCGGACTGTGAAACGCACTGCCAGACGATGCTGTATTTTCCGCCACCTGACAATGCGGTCGAATATTCGTTGGCGAGTGGTGTTCGGTTCAACCATTCGCTCACGTTCCCCGTGAAAGTGGATCCCACCGGATATTCGCCGACGAGGGATTTCTTCATCACGAGCGCCGGAAGGCCGACGTCGCCTTTAGCTCCCTGAACGCCCTGCGCTCCTTGCTTGCCTTGCGGGCCGGTGGCCCCGGTATCGCCCTTGTCACCTTTGGGGCCTTTGATGTTGCCGATCAATAGTCGCGCCATGTGTCACCTTTCCGGGATGTCCACGTACAGGTTCCCGCTCTCGGAGTCCCAGACGAACGAGGGTGGGTTCGTGTTGTCCGGATAGTTCACGTACAGGTCGCCGTCGCCTTCCATGCTGAGCGTGAAGAAGCCGTTCGAGGGGGCGGATACGCCGCTGTCGCCCTTGTCACCCTTCTCCCCTTGCGGGCCCTGGATGCCTTGGGAACCTTGGATGCCTTGTCTGCCCTGGGGGCCGGTCGCTCCCTGTGGACCCGTGGGACCCTGCGGACCTGTGGAACCCGTCGGGCCTTGCGGTCCCGCCGCGCCGATCGCGCCGGCATCACCCTTATCGCCTTTCTCGCCGCGTATCCCCTGCAGTCCCTGCGGGCCTTCGGGACCGGCGACGCCTTGCGGCCCTCGCTCCCCGATCGCTCCTTTCTCTCCCCGAGGACCGGTGGGTCCGGTCGCTCCGGTGGCCCCCTGTGGTCCTGCGTCGCCCTTGTCGCCCTTCTCCCCTTGCGGACCCTGGTCGCCTTTCGGAAGCCCCAAATTCAAGGTTTTGTCGCTGCCGGCGCCCGTAAGCGACGCGCTTGCCTGTGCACCGGGGGCGAGCGTGTCCACCGAACCGATTTTCAGGCCGGTGATGTAGTCGCCTTTCGGCTGTTTACCCGACAATGCGTTGTTGAGCGAGTCGATGTCGTTTCTGGTCACGTCTGCGCTGAACGTCCAGGCGTCGAGTTTGAGGCCGGCTCCAGCGTAGTAGGCGTGGCCACCATCCCCGATGGAGGATTCTCCGCTGTTGCCGCCGGCGCTGGCACCTCCGGATTCGTAGGTGACGGTGAGCACGCCTCCCGAAACCTTGACGATCTTCTTGGAGATCTCGGCAGTGACGACGAGGCCCGTGTTGTTGTCACGACCCGTGACCAGGTCGCCAACGTCCGCGTCGATGCCGTCGGGAATGTCCACGTCGATGGTGCTGGTGTTCCGAAGCTCCTGGAATTTCTGCCTGCCCTTGTCCTCGAGCTCGTCGGCTTCGGCGTTGGACAACTCGTATGTGGCGGTGCGTTCGTCAAGGCCTTTGAGGGTCTGCGTGTGGCTGAACGTGCCGTTCGCGTCGGCGTACCAGTGGATGACGGTACGGTCCTTGAGTTCGCCCTTGCCCAGGCAGATGAGATGGTTGATCGGGTGCGCCGCCTGTTTGGCGGTGAAGTCGATGAGGTCCGAGTCGATGCTGTCGCCGATCGTGCGGACGGGCATGGCGCTCATGGATACCTTGTCGCCGTCATTACGCAACCGGAGTTTGAGTCCGCTTGCCCTGAGCATCTTGACCAGACCGCTGTACAGGTCCACGTACCGGTCGAACTGGCAGGTGGTCTTGTGGTCGGCGCTTTCGTCGGTGACGGTGAACAGGCCTTGCAATCCCGCACGGCTGACGAGCGTGCGCATAATGACGGGAATCGTGCCGGACAGGGTGAGGTAATCGTTGTTCCTGTCCGGTTCGATGATCTTCGAGGCGAGCACTCCATGCCAGTCGCGGCCATGCCATGTGACGGTGGACAGGCCTCCGTCCACGTCGACATCCGTGTCGTCGATGATGCCGCCGTACTCGGTGCCGTCGATCATGATGCGGCTCCCCGCCTTGAGCGCGGCGTCTTCGACCTGCAGGTCGAAGTCGTTCTCCCCGCTACCGAACGCGAGGTCGAGCGTGTATGAGGCGTGGCTCGCCACGGGTTTGCCTGTGGCGTCGGTGACGATCAGGTCCATGGCGGTTCGCTCCTTTCCTCGCAGACCGTCAAGTCGAATTGGAATCCTCCCGGCCAGCTGATCGGCTGTGTTCCGGGCGCGAGCGGTTGGAACACGTACCGGCCGGAATCCTTGCCCGACCCTCGCACGGCCTGCGCGAAGCAGTTTGTGACGAGACCTGTGCCGCTGACCATGGTGACGGTCCTGACATCGCCGGTGCCGTCGATTTCCAGACGCGAGCCGGATGGCACGGTCACGTCGACCTCGTACCGGTTGTTTCCGATGATGACGTACGGTTGCGCGCATGGTCCGAATATCGTGAGCTTGACCGGCTGCGGGATGGACGTGTCGTTGACGATCTCGGCACCCAATGCCATGCCGGCGAAATCATGCGGATAATCATATGGATAGTCAAGGTCGGCGGTTCCGGAATCGTATCGCGGCGTGAAATGCGTCATGGTCGGACGGCGCCACACGCCATCGGCCAGCACGATGGTCAACTGCGTCTCGACCATCGTGGGCGTGATGGATTGCGGTTCGCTTTTCGTGATCCACGCTTTGGCTTCCCATTCGCCGTCGGCCACGAGCGTGCCCGGGTTCCCGGATGCCATGTCGGCGTCCGCGAGGCGGCGCAGTAGGTCGAGCGTGGCCGGAGAATCGTGGATCTTCACGGTGACTGTCGCCTCGCGTGCCTTGCGGGTGATGCCCGTCATGCCACGTGAGGCGAGGCTGTAGTCCCAGACGCGGGCTCGCAGTCCCGTGAGCGTCTCGCCGTACAGCGGCCCCTCGAAGCCGATGCGCTCACCTGTGGCGGCGCACACGTATTCAAGCGATTGCACTTCTCACCTTCCTTGCGAAGTCGCGGTCCCCTATCGTCGGCGTGTATCGGGCGATGATCGATCCGAGGTCGTCGTGCAGCGATTCGACGGCCGCGATGAGTTCCCGCAGATCGCCGTCGCCGGCATTGGCGCCGGTGCCGGCCGTGACGTTCAGCCTGCCGGTCTTCGACCAGTCCGCGTCGGAGAGGCTCATCGTGGAGACGAGCGAATCCATGGAACGGCTGACCACATGCGCGGAATCGTCGATGCCCAATGCCATGCCACGTCCGACCATCACGCCGACCTCGTCGCGGAACACACGCGACGGCGAGTGGATGCCCAAAGCGTTCTTGGCCTTGTCCACCAAGCCCGACAACGCGTTGGTGATGCTGGAATACAACGAGCCGACCATTCCTGTGATGCCGTTGATCAATCCCTGGATGATGTTGCGTCCCGCGCTGACGAGCCAGCTTCCCGCGCCGGACACCGCGCTCCGGACGGTTCCGCCAATCCCGCTCACGACACTCCCGACACGGCCAACCATGTTGCTTACGGTGCCGACGATGCCGCCCCAGACGCTCGACACAATGCTTCCGACGCCATTCCACAACGCGGCCCACACGCTCCGGATTGTCGAGCATGCGGCGGATACCACTCCGCTGACCATGCCGATGCCGGCGGAGACGACGCCTTGGATGCCGCCCCACACTGCCGACACGATGCCCTGGATGGCCGACCACGCGGCGCTCCAGTTCCCGTTGACGACCGCGAGCGCCAGTTGGATGATGCCTTGGATGACGGCGAGTGCGGTGCTGATGATTGTGGCGATGATGGTCCATGCGCCTTGTACGACGGTGGATATGGTGTTCCAGAGTCCGTTCCAGACCGTGCTGATGATTGTGACGGCGGTTTGGAAGATGGTTTGGATGTTCTGTATTCCTGCTTGCAGGAGTGGTGTGATGGTGGTGATGAATGTTTGGATGCCGGTGATGATCGCGGTGAGCGCGGTCATGATGATGGGGCCGATCGTGTTCCAGACGTTTTGGAGGACGGTGGTGATGAGTGTCCATCCGGTTTGCCAGATTTGTTGGATTTGGCTCATGGTCTGGGTGATGAATATGGCGATGGCTTGCAGGATTGGCTGGCATGCGGTGCTGATCTGGTTCCAGATTCCCATGAACCATGTGGCGAAGCTGTTCCAGAGTCGTTTGCCCGTTTCGGTTTGGGTGAAGAACCATGTCAGCGCGGCCACGACCGCGCCGATGGCCACGACAAGCATGCCGATCGGATTCGCATCCAAGGCAGCGCTGAATGCCAGCTGCACGGCGGTAGCAGCCTTGGTCACCGCGCTCCACGCCGATTGAGCTGCCTTGACAATATTGAACGAGCCGGCGAGTTGCTTCAGTGCTCCAGCCGCGCTTCCCGCGTCGGAGATCTTGCCAATCAAATCGAACGCGGCCGTAGCGGTCTTCTCCACACCGGAGGCAGTCGCGGAAATGGCCTTCAGTCCACCGGAAACCGTTTTCAGCCCGGCCGAGACGATATCCCAGCCTTTGACCGCGAGCAATGCAATGGTGATGGCTTTCAACGCGCCGGATACCAGTGCGCCGTTCTGCTGCGCCCACTGTCCGACCGACTGCAGCCAGCCTCCCACCGTCATGAGCACGCCGGTCAAAGTGTTCAACAGTCCGGCGAAGCTCTGCGCCGCGGAACTGGCGGTGCGCGCGCTGTCGTTGAAGCCGAAGGCCTGCGAGACCGCGGCCGCCAATACGGAAACCAGCGAGCCCAATCCGGAGATGACGCCGGTCAGGCTTTCAAGGAACGGCTGCAACGCGCCCGTCTCGATGAACGTGTTGACGAACGTCTTCGCCCATCCCGCCGCGTTCGACAACGCCTGCGCGACCGAAGCGACCACTCCCGCGAGCGCGCCGGCGGTTGTGGAGAACATTGTGGCGGCTTCGCCGCCATTGTTGAGTCCGCCTATGAGTGATGTGATTGCGTTCCAGAGGCCAGTGAGTTGGCTTTTGAGGCTGGCCGTCGCCGAGGCGAGCATCTGGAAGCCGGGGATGTTGGAGATCGTGTCGCCAAGGTTTTTGAGTTTCGCCTGTGTGGCGGGTATCGCGTTCTCGAGACCTTGTTGGAGTGCCGCTCCGACTTTTTGCAGGGTTGGTGTGACGGCTGCGGTGAATGTGTCGATGAGTGGGATGGCTTGGTTGAACAGGCCGCGTAAGCCGTCGAGGACTGGTGTGGCGGCTGTTTCTCCGAGTCGGCTCAACGCGGCTTTCACGTTGGCCAGGGCGCCGGTGAATGTGGTGCCTGCGGATAGTGCGGCGCCGCCTAGGCCTTCCTGCATGGCGTCGGCGAAGGTTTGGAAGTCGATTTTGCCGTCCGAGACCATGTCGGACACTTCGGCGCTGGTCTTGTTCAGATGCTTGCCGAGCATTTGGAGGACTGGGATGCCGCTCGACATGAGCTGGAGCATGTCGTCGCCCTGGAGTTTGCCTCGGGCGGCGACGGAACCGAAGATCATGCCGATGTCAGTGAGGCTTCTGCCGCTGATCTGCGCGGTGTCGGCCACGGTCTTGAGGACCTTGGTGAGCTGGTCGCCTTCCTTGATGCCGGATGCTGACAGGCTGGCCGCGACGGTCGCGGCGTCACCCAATCCGAACGCGGTGCCTTTGACGGAGGCGAGCGCGTCGTTCATGATTTCGGTGACGCTCGCGCTGTCGTGGCCGAGGCCTTTGAGTTTGGCTTGCGCGTTCTCGATGTTGAGGGCGCGGGTGAAGCCGCCTTTGGCGGCCAGGGCGGTGATGCCGCCGGCGAGGGTGGCGATCGCGCCGGTGCCGACCTTGCCGATTTTGCCGAATGCTCCGCCGATCTTCGAGATGAGGGTGCTGGAGCTTTTCTTGGAGGCGTTGTTGACGGCGTCGCCGATGTCGCCTTCGATGCTTTTGCCGAATCCTTTGCCGGATGGTTCGACGTGGACGTATGCGACGCCTATGTCCTGTGCTGCCATCGTGTTTCCTTATTCGTAGGTTGGGATTCCGATGGCGGTCGGAGTCAGAGGTCGTCGTTGATGTGGAAGTAGGCTTTGAGCCGTTCCCTGTCCTCGCGTTGACGGCGGGTGAGGTTGTGCGTCGGGGTTGGCGGGCGGAGCGGGTCGTGCTCGTGGTCGAACCATGGGCGTTTGCGTTGTCCGGACAGCGTCCAGACCGCCTGTTCGGCTCCGTCGGGCGCGTAGACGGCGTTCTGCAACGCCATCCACGAGTGGCTCGTATGGTCTTTGAGGATTTCGCGGGTCAACGCCCAGGCGAGTCCCCAATCGACTCGTGGACGTTGGCCTTCAAACCATTCCCGGAAGCGTACGGGCCTGTATATCTGCCCGTACGCTCGGATCCAGTCGTAGGCTAGTGCCGCGCGATTGTTGTTCCAGAGGTGGGCGAGGTAAACGCTTTTGGGTCCAGTCCGGATTCCTCGGCCCACGCCTTGATGGTCGCGGTGAGGTAGGCCATCGGACGTTTGGTCTTGCGCAGCACGTTCCAGAAGTTCGGCTGCATCGTCTGGAAGTAGGCGAGGAACGTGCTCACGCAGGCCGTGGTTTCCTCGTCGGACAATGCGGGCTTGCTTTTGACCAGGAGGATGGCCTGGACGAGTTCGATGGGCAGTTCCGCGTTGTTGAGGTTCGGCAGGTCGAGTTTCGCTCCGGCGACCTCGAGGTGCACGTCGGGTTTGAGCTCTTCCGCTTCGGTCAGGTCTACGTCCACGACATGGTATTCTTTGTCGCTCATGTTGGCTCCGTTCTAATGGTTGGCGGTTGAATGGGTGTCCCGTGCGGCCGACCGCCATCGGCCGCACGGGAAGAATCGATGGGCTACTTGGCGTCTTCGGTGACGAGGCCCCATGCGTGGAACTGTTCGCCGTTGGTGCCCTTGAGCATCTTGAACGTCATGCTGAAGTTCATGATCTCGCTGGATTTCAGGCTCACGTCGTCACGGTCGCTCACCTTCGCGTTGGTGCCGTACAGGAGGAAGGGGCGGTCCTGCTGGTCGAGCGCGACCAGGACGAGGATCCATTCCTTCTTCAATCCGGCGCCCTTGATGCTGATGCCGCCGTCGGATTCCACGTCCACGTCGAAGTAGGCGGATACCACGTCCTTGCGGCCTTCCATCGCGGCGAGCTGGAGCGTCCAGTAGCCCGGATCCGTGTCGGACAGGACGATGTCGCCGTTGTGGGCCTTGTAGTCGGTGCTGTCGCCCGGTTCCGGATGCAGTACGGCGCCGTCCTCCGTGGAGTAGCCGATCGGCTTCTTGCTTGCCGGCGGGGTCCAGGCCACTCCGGTCGGAGCCACGAACGTGCTGTCGCCCTTGGGGAACAGGAACAGCGCGTAGTTCTTGATCAGGCGCACGTTGCCTGCGGTGTTGCCGCTGGACACGTACCCGTAGTCGGTCGCGCCCTGCGCGGCGACGGTGGTTTTTTCGTTGTTGTCAGACATTCGTCTGCACCTTTCCGTTCTTCGCGTGTGGCGGCACGTTGTCTTTGGTTGTGTTTCAGTTGACGGTGACCTCGAGCAGGAGCACTCCGTACGCGCACACCAGCCTCTTGTCCTCGTCAGTCATGCGTACCGGCCCGGATTCGAGTGACGCGTCGATGAGCGGCGCGACGTTTCCGAGCCCGATGATCTCCCTCGCGATGTCGGCCCACAGGCGTGCGGCCTTGTCCCAGTCGCCCGTATGGTCCTCTCTCATGCATCGCACGCTCAGCCGCAGCCGCACGTACTGCGAGATTGGGGTGCTCATGCCTTGCATGGAGTCGGCCAGAGTGGCTTCGGTGAAGGGAGGTTCGAGGTCGCTTCGTTCGATGGTGTCGAACGTCACGTCCGGGAACAGTGTCCTCAGTTTGGGCAGGAGCAGGGGTTCCGTGCGCCGGGGAGTGACCGGGATGCTCATACGCGCATCCTTCCGAGCGTGTCCTCTAGCGTGCCGTGCGCCTTCTCCACCGGTGCCGGGCAGATGATCGCCACGCCGCTGCGGTTCTTGCCGTCATGGTCGCGGACCATGCAACGGTCATCCTCTACGGCGGCTTCGGCCGCGTCCCTCATGCGCGAGCGCAATGTCTCGTTTTTGAGGACCTGTTGGCTGAACGCCTTGCGGTTGAATACGAATCTGCATCGTTTGGCCATGCTTATCCTTCCCGTTCGCCCACGGTGATGACGTCGCCGATGTGGCGTCCGTGGAGGTTGTTCCACACTTGCGGCTTTCCTTTGACGGGCAGGAGGATGCCTCTGACTTTGATCAGGTCGGTGGCCTGGATGCCTGTCGGCTGGCTACCGCGGATGTGGATCGTGTATTCGATGGTCTGCGGGCTGGCGTTCTCCTCGGTCTGGTCGGTGGTGGAGGTTGGCGCGACCATCGCCTGGAACGTGCCGACGCGGACGGGTTTGCCCTGGATGGGGTTGCCGTCCGTGTCGGTGGTGGACTGGCCGCGCCACACTTCGATGGTTTCCACTAGGACGTCTCCCCCGTTGCCATGTCGACGCTGAACGCGCGCTGAGCGTTGATGCCAAGGATGCGTTTCTCGTCGTCGCGCAGCCAGAGATCGCCGGTGGGCGCTCCGAAACTGTATTGTTCGCTGAAGCTGCCGGTGGTCTGGTTCATCTGCGTGATGCCGCCGGGAATGTCGTACGGGTCGGCCTGCATGATTCTGCGGACGATGTCGCAGGTGATCTTCGTCAGCAGGCGTGGCCGTTCTTTTTGGAGACGTTGCCAGTTCGGGGAGCGTTCCTTGATGTAGTCGGTCACGTCCGCGAGATGCGTGTCGGCCTTCTCACGTTCCTCGTCGGTGAGCTTGTGCCACCTCCGTTCGAGATCGTCGGAGGTGGCGAACACGTCTGGTTCGACAGTCATGTCGGACTCCGTCAGGCGGTAAGCAGGACGAAGCGGTTGATGTCGCGGATACGGAAGCCGACCTCGATTTCGATTCGCACGGCGAACATGTTGTGCTCCCACAGGTTGACCTGCTTGCCGTCGATGGTGATGGACGCCTGGTCGGAGATGCTGGTCTGCATTCCTTCGACGGAACCCCATGCGGCGGAGGAGAATTCGCCGCACACGCCGAGGATCTCTGCCTTGGCCGGTCCCGGTGTCTCGGATACGGCGGGCACGTGAACGCCCTTGCTGATGTAGGTGCGGTTGCCGAGCACGGTGCTCACGTCGGAGGCGGCGGTGCCGTTGAGGAACAGGGGGCGTCCGTTGTTGTCGGTCGCCTGCCGGAGCACACTGCGACCCTGGGTGCTCAACGCCCAACCGTCCACGGTTCCATCCGCTTCGGACACGAGGTCGTCGGCTTTGTTCAGGTTCTTCCACACGTCCTTGCCGATGCTGACGGTCTGCGCGCTCTTCAGGGTGTCGAAGTCCGCACCCGGAGCGTCGACGAGACCCATGATGGTCTTGTCAAACGTGCGGGCGATGGCTCCCGGACCCTTCGCGACCACTTGGTCGTAGAGAGCGCCGAAGTCTCGGCGGAACTGGTTGGAGAACGGCATGATGACCGCGATGGTGTACGGCAGCATGTCCTTCTTGCCGAAGGTGACGCCGCTCTTCGGCTTCTCCGCACCCTCATTGACCCATGCGGCCTCCGGGTCGCCGATGATGATCGGCACGCGAGCACCGTTGCCGGGCAGTTTCATCTCCGGCACGAGCTGCATGAACGCGCTCTTGTATTTTGCGGTCTGCAAGATCTCCGCCTGGGTTTCAGGGGTGAGGTCTAGACCGTTGCTTTTTCGGGTCATGGACGGATCTGTCATGGTTTGTCCTTTCAAATGAATGTTGTTTGCTGGTTGGCTCACAGGAGCGTGGTGCTCATGGCGTTGACGAAGTCCTCGCGGCTGGAATGTTTAGCCTTGGCCTGTCCGGTGCGGGCGCTCTGGTCCGCAACCGTGCCGCGGGAACGCATGTCGGCGAACACCTTCATGAGTTTCTCGGCGTATTCGCCAATCTGCTTCTCGTCGTCGCCCGCGAGGACGCTCGGGTCGGTGATGCCGTGTTTGGCCGCGACGTTGGCGCGTATCGTGGAGAGCTCCTTCTCGTGTTCGGCCTGTTTGGCTTCGCTTTTGAGCTTCTCGTTCTCCTCGAGCGCCTTGGAGAGTTTCGATTCGAGGTCGGCAGTCTGTCCGGCCTTCTCCTTGAGCTCCTCGTAGTCGCTTTTCCTGCCGCGTTCCCTGCCGAGACGCTCGTTGATTATGCGGTCGACTTCCTCCTGGGTGAAGGTCCTCAGCTTCGCGTTGTTCACGTCCTTTGGGGCCGGAGAGTGCTGTTCCGGCTCCTGTTGGCCGTCCGCGCCGGTCTGGTTTTCTTCTGCCATGGTTGGTGGCTCCTTTGCTTGTTCTTGGTTTCCACGCCTGACGCCGGCGAGTTGACGGCCATTCTTGTTGGTTTCGCGCATGGCTGCGCCCCGCCCCATCGCTGGGGTGTGAAAGGTAAAAGAAAAGCCATCACGTTTCGACGTGATGGCTTTCTGGGATTCAGAGATTTCCCAGCGCTTTTCTTCGCGCGTATTCGGACCGCAGCTCGTCGGTCGACACATAGTCGCCGACGGACCAGCGCTTCTTTCCTTCGTTCCTGACCCATTCATATTCGTCCTGTGGCATGGAGATATCGCCATACTTGCGTTTGATTTCCGCAAGATGGCGCTCATCGGTGACTTCCTTCAAATCACCGGGCATAAACGTGAAACGGTCGGAACGATCCATAGGCTCAATCATAGCAGTCTCAGATAAACGATCGGTCTGCCGTCGGATGCTCCAAGCCCTTCGAAACGAAGAGCCCTTCCTCTCGGCAGAAGAATTTCGTATTCTCCCGGATGCTGAGTGATCGGCTCCACATACACGCCGGCGCTTCCCGGCGGTACCAGGATTCTTGTGGCGATGCGGTCTTCCCCATCAACGTCAATGCCTCCCTCCTTGATGCTGGTGGCCATGTAGCCGATGTGTTCGAAGGTGCGACCGGTATTCAAATCGAAAAGCGACTCCATGTCGTTGACGCGGAACGTCGACAACCGCATCTGCCTGTCGACCGTGAAACGTTCTCGGGTGATATGGTCGGATATCGCTTCGTCGATGCATTCGACCTGATGGATGACGTCTTTCGACGGGTTTCGTCCGCCGAACAGGTAGCCGTTGATACTTTTGTAGCTGTCTCCGGTCCAATCCATCAAAGCCGCGATCTTCTCGTCGTTGGAGAATCTATCTCCAGGCATCCTGACGCTATAATCCGACAATCTCGATAGTTCGGAAGCGCTGATTGGAATCGATTTGCCGCTCCATCGAATCGTCGGTTGGGCAGTCACACCATCATTGACCTCATCGTGATAGATGCGTCTCAATTGGGCTAGCGTGTCACGCCAGTCGCCGTCATCGCCGGCCGCAGCCTTGGCTGCCTGGTACATTTCACGATACTTGTCCGGATCGTATCCTTTGAGTTTGCTGCTGCCCCAGCTTGGCACGATGTCGCAGTCGCAGTCCGTATGGTATTGCATCTGCCGTCCGGCGGTGTCCTCGCTCAGGTAGGCGAAGCCACGCGAGGCGAGCATAAGGCAGAACGCGCATGTCTTAGCCCCTCGCGGCACACGCGCCCAGCGAGGCTTGGTGGGATCGTTGGCCACAGCCCTCTGCATGGTCATCCGGCCGACGGTCTGAATCAGATTCTGCACGTATTCCAGCGCCTGCTCCTCGTCAGCGAACGTGGGCCACAGGTCGTCGATGGTTCTTCCGGCGTTGTTGTGAACGGCTCCGTTTTCATCTGGAATGACATCCTTGTAGTGCAATCCCATGAAGTCAGTGTTGTTGAAACCGCCTTCCATCTGCCAGACCGCGCGGTCGGCGGTGATGGAAGGCGGCTCGTATTCCGGCATATCGATTCCGCCGTACTGCGCCCACAGGTCGCGTACGTGGCCGTAGTAGTCGGATGCGAGCCTGCTGGCGGCGTCGGCATACCGGTTGATCTCCGCTTTGATGAGCTCCTGGCTTTCACCGTCCCAGACGAGGCCCGAGACACTGTTGCCTGCCTCCTTCTGCAGGCGGCTCATGGTGTCCGTGTAATCCTCGTACAAATCATTGAGGTCGAGTTCAAGCCTTCTGCGTCGTTCCGGCGGCAGGTTCAGACTGTTCAGGCTCATTTCCGCCGCCTTCCGGTAGTTTGAGGCTGACCGGCGTCATGCCGGTGAATTCAATGCCTTTCAGTCCAAGCATCGATGCCGCGGATTCCGGTGTCACCCCGGCTCTGATCGCTACTCCCAGTGCGTCGAAGCTGTCCTTCAGCCCCCCCCGCAACAGTTGATTGCGTGGAAGCGTCGATCTGGCGTTCCCCGTCGTCCTGCGTCTGCTCAGTCTGTTGGCGCATGCCGCGAATCTGGTCGAGGACCTGTCCGGCTTGAGCCTTGCGCTGGTCGGCCTTCAAGCGGACGATCTCGCTTCTGCTCAATCCGGCGCGGGTCATGCCGACCTCGCTGTTGGCGAACGAGTCGATGCTGCCGGCGAGTTTGCTGAACGCGTCGGCGCTCATGGAGCTTGACGGAGTGTTGGGGTTCTTCCAGTCGACCTGCAGTTTCATCAGATCATCGTCTGACACCGATGGATCCTGTATGCGCGCCACGAGGCGTGCCGCCTGCAGGATCGATTCGCCGAAATCACGGTCGCAGTGGCGAGCCTCGATAATCAGGTCCTCGCGTTGTGCCTCGGTCGCGTCCGCTGACGTCGGATTCGCGTCCGATACGATGCCGAGCGAGCTGGCGGGAATGTTCATCGCGCTGGCGAACATGGCGGCCCAGCTTTTCAGCATCGTCAGGTGCGGATCCATGCTGGATGCGGCCAGTTGGGTCACTGTCGGCGAATCACCGTCCGCGTCCTTGCTGATCATGTTGTAGCGGCCCATGTAGAGTTTGAGCGCGGCGTCCGCGCTCAAGGACGCGAGCTCGTCGCTGGTGCCCATGAGCAGGATTTTCGGGAATGCGTAGAATTCGGCGTTCGCCTCGGCACGCACGATGGTGCGGTTCGCGCCGTCGATGATGTTCATCGCGTCATGGCTGATGCGGGAGCGTCCGAATGGTTTGACTTCGGTGGCTTTGTAGGCGAGGCGGAACACGCTGCATTCGCCGTTCACGGTGGGTTGTGATCCTTGCACGTACCATGTGCCGAGACTGCGGGACACGCTGATGTTGCGCGTCGGCATGTAGAGCACGAGTCCGATGGCCTCGTTGTCGTTGTTCACGTCGGTTATGGCCATGCATGCCTTGACGCGTCGGTTCGGGTAGTCCCAGATCGCTGCCGAGCTTTCCGCGGTGTGGGTGCGGATGAGAGGCCTGTTCTCCGCGTCTTGGATGACGCTGAGGAACGAGCAGCCGTGAATGAGTGCCGTCTGTATGGCCTGCTGAAGGACGCTGGTGAAGCCGATTCTGCTCATGAAGTCCTGTAGTTGGAACGGATCATCGACACCAGGCGAGACGAATCCCTCGAATACGCAAAGCTCGGCGAGCATGTCCACCGCCTTGCGTGCCCATCCCAATGGCGTGTAGTGGTCCTTGATGGACTGTGGAACCGTGAGACCGAAGTCGACCAGCGGCTCTTTCGATTCGTAGTATGCGGTGAGTTTCCGATTGCGGCTCGCATGACGTGTCCACACTTCGGCGAGCTCTGCGAGCAGTTCGTTCTCTTGGTTTGTAAGCCCGTCGATGCTGGTGGGCACAACCAGTTTCGTCAGCGCCACCGATCCTCCGGACGGCCGCCAGCTATCCGGAACGTTTGTCATCTGGATGTCGCCCATTTAGATTCCTCCGATGGTCTGTCGTCTTCCGGGATGTCGTTTTGTCGTGCACGCCCCGTACAGGGCGATCGTGGTTGATACGAGCGGCGTTATGTCGATATCCGAGCCGAGCTTGTTCCATGCGATCGCGCCGGACTGTCCCAATGGACGCGTGGTCGCGCCCTTGACGGCTGCGGCCAGCTGCGGCTGGTATTCGTCCGGCGGGTGCTTGAGCGTTCCGGCTTTGAGCATGTCGAGGAATCGGCCGCATGCGCGGCCCATCTCCTGCATGTTCGTCACGGTGACCTTCACGTGCGCGGCCTTCAGTTCGGGCAGCAGGCTCATTGCCGGGGACTGCGCGTCGATGACCACGCTGGCGGTCTTCGGCCAACGTTCGGCGAGCCAGTCCACGGCCCACATGGTGCCAGCCTGCCGCGCGTCCTTGATGTTCGCCATCTGGATGACGGCCGACCCGTCCTCGTACCGCAATGCGGCGCCGATGGTCAGCACGCTCCTGTCGGGCGGCATGTCGATGCCGAAGCTCACCGTGCCGCCGTCGGGCACGTCGTCGGTTTCGGCGGCCTTCCACAGGTCGGGGCTGATGGCGTACGCGGTGGCGGTCTCGTCCCAGATGCCGAGTGCCTCACGGCGGAACGAATCCTCGGCGAGGAGATTGCGCATGCGCAATATCGCCTGTTCGCTGGTGCGGCGAGGATAAGACGGGTTCGCTTTCGCCCACGCGGTCCGGTCGTCCAGATCGCAGTCGCGGTCTGCCCCGAGCTCCACGTAGAGCATGTCGTCCGAATTGCCCGCCAACGCGGTCGAACGTTTCTCCTCGAACGCCTCGCACTGGTCTCCCGGCTTCGGCGGGTTGCCCATGAACACGATCAACGGGTTCGGGCTCGTGTTCACGATCGGAATCAGATTGTCCAACGCCTTGATGGTGAGTATCTGAGCCTCGTCGAACACCTCGATGTCCGCCGAATGCAGGCCACGGCCGAAACCGTTCTCACGCGCGCCGAACATGATGCGGCTCCCATTGGTGAAACGGATCTCCTGCTGGCCGTTCGCTCGACGCACGTTCCGCACGTACCTGGACAGTTTCGGATTATGCGTCAGGTCGCACATGTCGGCGAACGTCTCGTCGGAGGTGCGCGTGTGGTGCGCGGTCCAGATGACCAGTGTTCCGGCACGTCCGGCGCACAGGATGAATATCGCCGTGCCGACCGTGAACGTCTTGCCGATCTGCCTGCAGCTGGACAGGACCGCTCCTCCGGATCCGCATGCGTACTTGCCGTCGGCGCGTTTGGCGAACAGGAGGTATAGGAAACCTTTCTGCCAGAGGTCGTAGTGGATTCCGGCCTTGACCGCCGCATTGTTGATCAGTTTGAAATCGCTTGACGTGACGTCTTCCGGCTTCACGAGCCGTTGGGCGATCTCAGACAATCGACGCTCCGACATCCTCCGCCACCTCCGTCACGTCATCGTTCACATCGAACAGGCTGCCGGATTCCTCGGCCATGCGCATCCGTTCGTCGAATTCGGCGAGCTTGCTGCTGATCGACGGCAACGCGTTGGCCGGCGTGGACGGGTCATGCAGAGCCTCGCGCAGTCTGCCGACGATTTCGCGGAGCGTGTCCTCGTGGGAGCCGTCCATCATCCGTTCGAAGTTCTGTTTGTCGAGTTCCGGTTCAGGCTTCCGTTTCGTTTTCGTCGGCTTGGATACGGGCCTATCCGCTTCCGTTTGCGTAGCCCGGTTCTTTTTCCGACGATAGGCGGCTTTCTGGCGGCAGGATTTGGAGCAGTAGCGTTGCGGCCGCCCGTGGCCGGACGGTTGGAATTCCTTGCCGCAGAGTTCGCACTTCATCGGCGCTTCCCTCGCTTTCCGACCTTTCGTTGTTTCCCCCTGTTTCCGACGTTTGCATTCCGGGAGGGATATCGGCACTGCACCCGAGGCGGCCGGAAGGGGGTATACCCGGGGTTCCCGCCCTGGTCATCGGAGGTCAGATACCGAACGTTTTGAACGGCATCGAACTTGATTTCACTTCCTGTCTGCCAGCCAGCAGCGCTCGTGCGTGTTCGTCTGTCTTGTCGCTCTTCATCCTGTTGCATCTGCGGTGCGTGAGCCTGCAGTTAGTGAAGCTGTATGGATCGCCGCCTCGTGAGACTGGTATGAGTTCGTCGACTTCGGCGCTCATCGGATGTGGTGTCTTCAATGTCTTGTCGACTGGCTTGCCGCAGATGGCGCACACGTCGTATGCGGCCAGCACTCTTGCCCTGAGTTGTCTGCGCCGCCAGCCGTTGCTGACGCGCTCGTTGCGCCGCTTGCTCATGTGGCCTCCCACGTGTATGGGGCCCAGGGTGTTATGGATTTGTCAACGACTATCTTCGCCGTTGGCTTGCTGGAATGCCGGTATAGGGGCTCCCGTATAAGGCCTCTCCCGTGTCTTGTAGGGGCTCCCCATCATCTGCGAATGCCCCTCCCGGATTGTCAATACCCCTACCCCGGGTTTGTTTCATGGGTGCCTTCGGCGGGATTCGAACCCGCGTCCACACGCGGCCACAAGGAAGAGAATCCAATAAAGACTCGCGGCCGGTACGATCTACCACTGATTCCTACGAAGGCATACGGGCAGGCGATTTTTTAAGCTTCACCGCATCACGGAAGCACGGGATTGGCTTGCCTGCCACATTGGGGTATGTCCACTCTGACGGGAGTGGGCGGAGCGTGTCCGATATGCCGTTCGGACAGGACGGGACTGCAACCCAAGTGAATCAGGAGAATCCATTGGAGGATATAAGTGAGGGTCCAAACCGTGTGTATCGGTTTGGACCCTCTAATCCACTGACAATTTTGCGTTGCACTTTCGATTTTGTCAAATCGAGTCGCGTCGCATGACCTGTCCATGCACGTCGGAAAGCCTGTACAACGGCTGCCCCTTCACGTTTTCACCAACCGGTTGGAGCCTGCCGCGCTTGCGCCATGAGCGAATCGTGTTCGCGTTGCACTGGAATCCGCATTCGCGCAGCAGTTCCGCACACTCCCCCGCCGTGAACGCCCTGCCCGATTCGATGCACTCCCGCAGGAAACCCAATCGCACATCGACCACGCGATAAGCGTTGCCGCACACCGGACAATCAACGCTCACCGCGCCGACCTCCGCACTCAGCTCCACTCCACACAGAGGATTCAGGCACCTGCCGATGCCGTGCCTGGATGGTGGCACGTCGATGATGGCCAGCGTCTTGCGCACCAACCGCTCCCAGTCATGCCAGATCAAACCGATGTCCGGCAGTCGGTTCAACCGCTGGCATGACCAGCATGCCTTGAGCATGTCGACGATGGACGGGACCGCGATGCTTGTGGCCCATGGCATGGCCGGCGGCGCATACAATCGACACCACAACGCCGTCACCGCATCCTCGATCTCCTGCAGATGGTCAACGACCGAGAGTCTGATCGGCGTGGGCGCGGACTGCAGGTTGACACGTCCAGGCTGGTGGCCTCCGTAATGCGCCGTCGAATCCAGGAACTCGCGCAGGGCTTGGATCCATGACGGATAGTCGTGGATCCATCCCCTCAAAGCGGTCTCGCACTTGTCGCACATCGTGGCCTGGATACGGCACTCCCCGCCGCACACTCGGCACATGCCGGCGAGCGCTGGCTTGTTTTGTTTGGTTTGTGCTGGTTGTGTCTGGTTTGGTGTTGGTTGGGATTCGTTGTTTTGTTCGTTCATTTGTTCGATTCCCTCCGGCGTGGTAGTCTTCTGGTGGTGTCAGGAGCCCGGCCGGAAGGTCGGGTTTTTGTTATTCGTGGTGTTGTTGGATGATTGCTTTGATTTCCTCTTTGGGTACTTGTGGAACCAGTGGCGTGATTTCGTCGAGGCTGTATCCGGCCTGATGCCATTTGATGATCATGT